AATACAGGCGATTATTCTAAATCCTTTACGATTCCTGCGTCTAAAAATAACAATCGTATCTTTAAACATTGGTATAACGCGTCTATAGATAACGGCTTTGATGCTAGGAGTAAGGTAGACGGCAGTATAGATATTGACGGCGTACCTTTTAAGCTAGGAACTTTTAGGTTAAACAAGTGTAATATTGTAAAGGGTAGGCTTGAGAGTTATACGATTAATTTCTTTGGAAACCTGCCGAATATTACGGATACAATAGGCGAGGATTTACTGAGCGATTTAAGTTTTCCTACCTTAAACCACGACTGGAGTAGCGACAACGTAAAAAGCGGTTTAAGGGGTGGCTTATTAAGTGGCGATGTTATCTATACTTTAATGGCAAACAAGCGCTATTTTTATAACTCACATTCGGGAGCGCACGACGTAGACGAGACTACTATAAATATTTCTAGCGATGCGAGTAGCTCACACGCAACAGGCGTAGTGTGGAGCGACTTAAGACCTAGCGTAAAACTGCTAAAAATAATCGAGGCAATCGAGACGAGATACAACGCTGCGACCTATGAGAATCCTATTGTATTTTCAAGGGATTTTTTGGGTACTACTGAATTTAAAGAGCTATATTTATGGCTTAAAGCAAACGACTCGGCGGCGATAGGCGGCGGAGACGAGATTGTAGACTTTACAGCAGGAGACGGAACTTATATAAATTTAGGTACTAATATAGGAACTTTTGTAACTACAAGAGCGTCTTTAAATTCTGTATGGTACAAAATAACTAATATTATAACGCCTGCGTCTGGTTATGAAAATGTATCATATACTTTTATAGTTAGAGACAAAGATACAGGCAATGACGTATACGCTTGGGATAGTGAGCAATGGGCGAACGGCGACGGCGTTATCTCGATAGGTACTAGCTTATTCTCTCCAGGCGGTACAACTACTTTTAACTTTGAATGGTACGTTAAGAGTAATGCGAAAATACAATTTACATCCCTTGTCTCTGTAAAAAAATATGTAGGTTATGTTCCAGAAGCAATAAATACAACGACAGGCTCGCAGACTTTAGTTAATAGGGTAATAATAGCGGACGAGATGCCAGAGTTGAAAATAGTTGACTTTCTCAAGGGCATTTTTAATATGTTTAAACTTGTAGCGATTCCAAAAACCGACGGCAGCATATACATAAACTCTCTAGATTCTTACTACTCTCAAGGTAAAAGATACGACGCAACTAAGTACATAGATTTTGCAAAGTTTGACGTTGACAGAGGCGAGCTTTTAAAGCGCATATCGTTTGAGTTTGAAGAGCCTAGCACTATAATGAATATGGAGTTTAAAAAGAGAGCGGCGGACGGGCAAGGTTACGGAGCATCGCTTGTAAATGTCTACGAAAGCCTAACACCAAAGAAACTAATTGACGGCGATACGCTAGAGGTAAAACTGCCGTTTGAGCAAATATACTTTGAGAAATTAACAGACCAAAATACAGCGGTTACAGACGCAAATACAAATATACAAACGGGCGTAATACTAGACGACAATTTAAACCAAGTTGTACCAAAGGCGGTTTTGCATTATGTAACTAGACAGGATATATCTAGCACTCCGATTCGTTTTGTTAATGACCTAGCGGCGGACGTTGTTTTAAATACGGAGCTAAATTCTCCTATACATCATTTTGGAGTTAACAATCCTATGTACTCAAATGTATTTGAGGCGGAGGCAAGCAATTTTACAGGCGAGGCTTTAGTTAATAATTTATATAGTATACATTACAAAGATTATGTAACCGCAATTTTTGAGCTAAAGAGACGGACTTTTAAGTACGTTGCAAACCTGCCTATACAGATAGTTACAAGGCTAGATTTAAACGATGTAATCGCAATTAATGAAATAGACTACAGGATAAATAAATACTCTTACAACCTCTTAAACGGCTTAACAAAATTAGAGCTAATAAACGGGTTTGATACTAGGCTAGTTAATAGGGTGTATATTCCGTCTACTATAACGATAGGTCAATTATTTGAAAATTTAGTATTTAACGTCGAGGGTATTGCTACGGATTACGTTGTTACAAAAGTAGATACAGGCGACGGCACAACTTGGGCGACTACATCTGTAGTAGGAGCGGATAACAATTTAGCAGGTATCAATATTGCAACTATGGGCGCAGGCACAATAATACGGAGTATGATAATTAGATACACAGGGAACGGATTAACAACGGATATAATAATACTACAAAATGAGTAACGATATAACAGAGGTAATCGACATACTAAGGCGTGGAGATTTTTACGGCGCAGGCGACTGCGTAGAGATAGCAAAGGGCAAAAGAGAAATCGTAGCCTCTTGGAGTGGATTAAAAAGGAAAGTTAAACGTACTATAAAAGCAAAAAAATGAAAGAGGTTAAGATTAAACTAAAAGTTGACGATACCGAGGCAATTAAAGCAACAAACGACATCGAGAAAGGTCTTAAAGATGTAGGAAAACAAGCAGAAAAAACAGATAAGGAAGTCGAAGCTATTGGTGTAACCGCAGGAAATACTAGGACTGGTTTTAATATTATGGCAAAAGCTATCTCAAAGGTAGGTCTTGCTTTAAAAGCCGCAGGTATTGGTTTGGTAATTGCGATTATCGCAGGACTAACTGAGGCATTTTCTAGAAATAAAAAAGTAATGGACGGGGTTAGTATTGCTTTAGGTACAGCTCAAGAGGTTTTTTCTCAAATAACAAACGCTCTAATAACTACATATGAGGCTATAACAAGCACTAGCGATAATTTTAATGCTTTAGGCAAGGTTGTAAGCGGATTAATTACCATATCCTTATTTCCTTTAAAATCTACATTTTATCAATTATTACTAGTATCAAATGCATTAAGACTAGGTTATGAAAAAATGTTTGGAGACGGCGAAAGCGTTAAAAAAGCACAAGACGACCTCGACAGAACTAGATTAAATATAATTGAGCTAGGATTGGACGTATCTAAAGCAGGTAAAGATATTGTAAACAATTTTAGCGAGGCAGTTTCTGAGGTTGGTAACATTGCAGAAATAACCTCAGATAGTTTTTCTAAAGTTAGTATAAAAGTCGCAAACGAAACCGCAAAATCTTACAAAGCAGCAACAGACGCGGCTATAATTGCGCAAGCTTTGGCTGCTAAAAACATCGCCTTATTTGACAGACAAGCAGAGCAACAAAGACAAATCCGAGACGATGCAAATAAAAGTATAAAAGAGCGCCAAGAGGCAAACGTAAAGCTAGGCGAAATACTAGAGAAACAAGAGAAGGCTCTTTTAAAACAAGCGGCTGCGGTAGAGGCAGGAGCTAGAGCAGAGGTTGCCAAAAATGATAGTATCGATAACCGCGCGGCTTTAATTGCTGCGGAGGCTGCAAGCGCTCAAGTGTTGGCAGATATAGAGGGTAAACGCTCAGAGCAGAAATCTAATACAAATACTTTACTACTAGAGGAAAAAGGTTTAATAACATCTGTTACAAACGCAGAGGGAGAAAGGCAAAAGCAGCAAAGAGAGTTTGACGCAGAGCAAGAGATTGACCCTTTAGTTAAATTAGAAAAACAAAAGTCAGCGCTTGAGCTAGAAAATACGGCAATTATTGAGGACTTAGAGGCTAAGAGATTACTCTACGCAGAGGGTACGCAGCAGAGAGTAGACGCCGAACAGGATTACCTAAATAAAAAGCAAGGTATTGACAACCAACTTGTAGCTAATACAAAAGCTACTAACGACCAAATAAAAGCTAACGACCAAGCAACAGCAGACGCAAAAAAAGCAATACAAGACGCAAGCCTTGACGCTGTAGCGACTGGCTTTAATATATTAGCAGGATTTGCAGAGGAAAATAAGGAGCTACAAGCTGCGTCTATAATAGCATCGAACGCCGTAGGTATTGCAAAAAACATAATAGATACAAACGCAGCAAATGCAAAGCTAACACTTGAGGGCGGAGTAGCTGCGCCTGCTTTGATTACCGCAAACTTTATCCGTATGGGTATCGGTATTGCCTCGTCTGTTGCAGCAACCGCTAAAGGACTCTCAGCCTTAGGTAAAGGAGGAGGAGACGCAGGAGACGCAGGAGGCGCAGGAGGCGGAGCAGAGGCTCCAGCGTTTAATCTAGTAGAGGGAACGGAAAGCAACGCAATACAAGACAGCATAACAGGGCAAGACAACGCCGTCAAAGCTATAGTTGTTAGCGGCGACGTTACCACAGCTCAAAGCGCAGACAGAAACGTAATCGACTCAAGCGGATTTTAATTAAAAAAATAACAAAAACAACAATTTATTGTTAGTATAATATAGCCTATGAAAAGATACGAGGGAAAATACAATAAAAAGAGCAAAGGAGTCTTTGCTATCTCATTGGTACACGACCCTGCCACCGCTGAACATTTCATTGCAATGGCAAAACAAGACAAGATTGTAACGCTTGCAAAAGTAGACGAGGAGAAACGTATTTTAATGGGTTTGGTATTACAGCCAGAACAGCTAATTTATAGAGTAGACGAAAACGGCAACGAATTTGAGATGTTTTTCTCTGAGGAAACAATACGAGATTTTTCTCAAAACTTTTTTCAAAGCGGATTTCAATTGAACTCAAAGCTAGAACACGATACACCAATAGAGGGCGTAACTTTTACAGAGTCTTGGCTAGTAGCCGACCCTAAAAAAGATAAATCCGCAGCCTATGGACTTAGTTATCCTGTTGGCTCTTGGCTTGTTTCTATGAAAGTAGATAATAACGATATTTGGAATAACTATATTAAGACGGGCGAGCTGCGAGGATTTTCAATCGACGGCATGGTCGAACTAGAGGAAGTAAATTATAAAACCGATATACAAATGAGTAAAGAAAACAAAAGTATTCTTGCATTGCTTAAAGATATAGTAAGCAAAAACGAGAAACAAATAGAGGTAACTCTAGGGAGCGTAAAATCTGGAGAGCTAGATATTCAATTCGAGGGCGAAACTCTTGAGGTTGGAACGGCTGTCTTTTTAATGGCAGACGAGGAGAAAGTGCAACTAGCCGACGGAAGCTATAAGCTAGACGAAGGCGGAGAGATTGTAGTTAAAGACGGACTTGTAGAGTCTATGTCTGAGGGCGAGGAAGTAGTAGACGAGGAAGTAGTCGAGGAGGTAGCTCCAGAGGCAGAGCTTGCCGAAGAGGACGAAGTAATCGAAGAGGTTAACGCAGACGAGGAATCTATGAAAGTAATCAAGGAAATTTTAGACGATATGTTTAAGGCTTACGCTGAGAGCATGGATATTAAAATGAGCGGCTTAGAGTCTAAGCTAGAAACTTTAACATCTGAAAATGTAGAGTTAAAAGAGCAGGTAGTTACACTTTCGGCGCAGCCGTCTGTTGAGCCTATTAGCTCACAACCGAAACAAGTAAAATTAACAAAGCAAGGGCGTATCCTTGAAATAATCAAAAACGCAAACAAGTAAATTAATTAATTTAAAATAGGTAAAAAATGGCAATTACATCAAATTATGCAGGAAGTGCAGCCGTAGACATTATGCTACAGGCTATCAAGGAAGAGGATACTCTTAGACTTGGATTAATCAACGTAGTACCAGACGTAGGCTTTAAACTAAACTTGAGAAACTTAGACGTTACTCTTGGGGTTGTAGATTACGCTTGTGGAACTACAGCAGCAACAGACGCAGTAGCTTACTCTGAGAAAGTACTAACACTTTCAAAGTTTAAAAACGAGTTTACAATCTGTAAAGAAGATTTCCGTCCAACGTGGAGCGGAGAGTCTATGGGAGCATCTGCTTTTAACGACCAAACGCCTCAAGAAATTGCAGACGCTATCGTTGCAGATACTGCAGGTAAATTAGCCGAATGGTTCGAGAACCAAATTTGGAACGGCTCGGGAGCAGCAGGACAAATGAGCGGATTAATTACGCAGTTTGCAGCAGACGGAGACGTTATAAAAGCTAACAACGGGATTACAGCAATCGGAGCGGCTATCTCTACGTCTAACGTACTAGCAGCATTCGACGCAGCGACAGGAGCTTTACCTTACGCTTTAAGACGTAAGTCAGTAAACTTTATCGTATCTCCAGACGTTGCAGACGCATACACTAAGTTACTTATCCAAAACGGAGCAGCTAACGGATTAGGTGGCGACGCTAACACAGGACTAGTATACGGACGTTATACTGTGCAAGTAGTGAACGGATTACCAGATAACACTATCGTTTTATTCGAAAAGGCTAATATTACAATGGGTACTGGACTTGCTTCAGATGCGACCTCTATTAGAGTGAAAGACCTTGACGAAGTAGATTTGAGCGGAAACGTTTTATACAAATCTGTATTCGGTGGCGCTGTAGGATATTCTTACGGAGCAGAGATTGTTTGGTTACTTACTACAACAGCCTAAATACTAAGGGAGGTTTAACCGCCTCCCTTTTTTTAAACATTAATAATCGGTTGTGTAACGCAACTAAAAACAATTTATAACTTATGGCGTGTTTACTTACAAGCGGACGAGCTAAAGTGTGCAAAGACGGACTCGGAGGTCAGTCTACCCTTTATCTTTTTGACAGCTTACCCGATGCTTTTACCGTTTCAAACGGAGAGGCTACGGCAATGAATGCAGCATTGACGGCAGCGTTTGCTTATCCTTTAGAGGGAGACGGCAATACACTTGAGCAGTCAATGGTGGGAGACAGAAATACGAGCAGCAGAGTAAATACTCAAACGCTTACGACTGTCTTAAAATCAATGGACGCTGCAACAAATGCAGAGTTTAATCTATTAGCAGCAGGATACCCTAGCGCGGTAGTAGTCGACAGAAACGGAAACTATATAGCTTTAGGTCTTGACGATGGAATCGACTTTACAGTCGTGGCATCGACTGGGGGAGCAAAAACGGACGGCAATATGTATACTTTAACGGGTGTTGCAACTTGCAAGGACTTAGCTCCATTTTTAGACTCAGCTACTCAAACCTCTTTTTTAGCGGTAGTATCTTAATCTAGTTTTATACTATAAAAAAAGCCTTGCATTAATTTGTAAGGTTTTTTTTTTGTTTAAATAATAACAATACAAGCAATATTTTGTTTTAATTATATACAAGCTTGTTTTATGATAGTTAACCCTAATTTAAGTACACATACAATAAAGATAATACCTAGATATATTCCGTCTAACGTGTTAACTTTAACCATTACGGATAGTACTTTAGGAACGACTACAGACGTAACGCCTGCCTATTCAATGGGCGGAGATTACAAGCTCTCTCTTGTATTTGATTATACATTTTTAGACGAGAGCAGTTATCAATTAAGGCTAACGGACGACGTAACTACAGAGATAGTTTACAGAGGTCTAGTAATAGCTACAACGCAGGTAGCACAGAAATACAAGCAAACAGCAAACCGATATAATTGGTAAAAATATGAGTGATATTAAACTAATAACATTAACGAGCTATACAAGACCGCCCCTTATGGAGGATAAGTCTAGGGATTGGGTAATGAATGGGCGTAATAATGAGCATTACAATTACATTATAGACCGAAATAACGGAAGTCCTACAAACTCAAGTATTAACCAGTCATATAGTACGCTTATTTATGGTAAAGGATTGCGCACATCTAGCGGAAGTCTAGGCGCAGAGCATTGGGGAAGATTACAAACGATATTAAGACCTAGAGAACTGCGTAAAATGGTCGCAGATTTTCAAGTTTTTGGAGAGTTTAGCTTTGAGGTTATAGAAACCAAAGGCGGCGAGTTGCATTCTCTGACGCACATACCAAAGCAAATGATAATCCCGTCTATTGCAAACGAAAAAAACGAAATAGAACACTATTGGTTTTCTAAAAATTGGCGTAAATATACCGACGTAGAAAATACGCCCGTACTATTTAACGCTTACGGCGCTGCAAAAGGCAATTCTATTTATGTAGCAAAGCCTTACGTCGTTGGTGCTGAA